TTTACTAAAAATTTCTATTTTAAACATTTTATAAGTATTATCTCTTGTAATATGATAAAGTTCTTCAAGAGGCTCATATTCTAATATATCATTTTCATAGATTTTATTTCCATTTTTATCAAAATAACCAGTCCATAGCTCTATTTCAGCATCATTATTAAATTCGGATAGTCTTATTTTTGCTTCTTCTCCATAAATAAAGTTCGATTGACATTTGCAGTTTTTATTATCACAACCTGTATAATTCTTATCCCAAATCCTAAAATCAAAATCTTGTAGTTTCATTTGTTACCTCCATTTATACTTTTTATAGTTTTTTGCCATTCCTCATCGCTTTTAAACTCATTATTAAGTTCTTTTAAAAGTTTAAGTGCTTCATTATTAGACAAATTAGAAAGAATAGCTCTTATTCTTTCTAATGGCTTGATATCCTTATGGATAATTCCAAAGAATTCCTCTTGCTCTTTTGTGCTTAAATCTTCAAAAAGTTCAGCCAAATCATGAGCGTAAAAATCTTCTAA